ACGGGAGGCAGGTCGGATGCACCGTCCGCTCCCAGCATGGAAGCCAGCTGATCCTGTAACGCTTTGTAAGTGATTGCGGCCATAGGTCTAAGCTAAACCGTTTGGCCTGTCCCGACTAGCGGTTGTCGGTTAAGCCGTGACCGGTTGTCTGGACTTGGCTTTTTTCTTCCGCTTGGGAGCCTTCTCGATCTTGGTTCCGACCAGTTCATGGAACGCCTCCTTGATCTCAGTCTCCTTGGCTTCCGGCTCAGCCTCGGGCTCGGGCTCGGGATCCAACCATACGGAATAGAACATCGTGTGGCTGATCTTGCCTTGGGTGCGGAATATGTCGTCCGCTTCCTTTTGGCCTTTGGGTTCATAGGCGTAGTGCCGGATTTCCGGATCCCACAAGAAATTGTATCTCACTTGGGACATACCCTTGATTCGTATGTTGGGCGTGGTGCCCATTTGATTTCTCTTACCTATGATTATGATTTTCATGTCTTGTTATATAAACACCGAAGCCCTTCCCCGCATACGCAGGGAAAGGGCTTTTGGTGTGGTGGATGGGTTGTAGCAAATTATTGCGCCAACGACAATCCGGGTACTTGACGTACACATTCGACAAGCTGAACGCCTGGGACGCGTCCTCGAGTGTCGTTGCGAGTAGCCATTCCGTACACGGACTGAACGCCAACAGCACTGAGGTGAGCCTCATTGCCGGAGTTGGCGAAGTCGTCGTAATGGAAGATTTGTTCTCCGAATACACTACCCTTAGCGTAGTACATAGCATCCTTACCCATGGCTAAAGCATAACCGATAGGAGTTCCAACAGCGTTGGCTTGGACGAACGTAGCGCCTTGGTTGAACGCATCGTCATCGGCACCGGCAGCGGCAACGTCGTCTTTGACATTGGCTCCTGCGGCGAATCCGGCAGTTACGCTGAGGTTAGGTACACGGGTGAGCGTGAGCTGACCCATGTCTGCGTCTATGTTCTCTATGGCAGCGGCTCCACCGGGAACGGCAGCAGTCATTTGGTAGCTATACAGAGCGTAGGTTCCGTCGGTATCGATACCGAGGACGAAGTAATTTCCGTTGTCGTGATCGCCTGCGTCTACTCCACCGCCTCCGGGGATGTTGACTCTAGCGCCACGGAAGTTGGCAATGTAGTCGCCGTCAGTTCCGCCGATCGGATTGCCAACGACATCGGCATTCGCGGCCCATAGATGAAGCGTTGGAAGCAAGGGAGATCCTTGGCGTCCGCGAGCCGTATCGATGAGAACGTTGTGATTGGCGATTACGTTGTTGTCCCATTTTGCGTAGGAACCGCTGAACAACTTGTTGCTGTCACCGCGCGCATCGGCGTGGGTCATGGCTTCCAAGTAGTCGCTGTCACTGCGAAGAGGACGTAAGACCGCGTCGGGAGCGAAGAACAAGTATCCTGGGATTTCTTGATCGGCATCGCCGCCCATTGACATAGCTTCACCGCCGTTGGCGATAAGAGCTTGCTTGGCCTCTTGAATGATGTCGGTGCTGATACCTTCGGAATAGAGAAGGTGGCCGCCGGTGTTATTTAAGGCCTCTACGCCTGTTCCGTACCCGTCGATGACGTTGGATCCGGTTTGGCTGTTCAAGCAGCTTTGACGAAGGTTGAACTGGAGATGATCCTGCTCGGTGCGAGCCATCCATTCAGTCATGACTTCGGCCGAAAGTTGGTCGATTGTCTTGCCTGTGAAGCGCATGAGCTTGAGAACTTGCGTCCAAGCGACTGCGTGACGAACGAGGTCCACTTCTACGGCGAATGTGCCGAAGTCGAGGTTGTCCGTGCTGTTCTTCAGGATGTCTTCCCCACGTACGCCTTGCCCACGGATGGGAGCTACTGTGGTGAATACTACTCGGTCGGAGCCTCCGGCGCTGAGATCGCGCTTTTCGACTATGGGTTTACCGCTTCCCTCGCCGCCGATGAACTTTGCGAACACGTTTTTTTCCCGGGCATCCCTCGTGACGAGTTCAGACCAGATTTTGGTGCGCAGTTCGGTGTTGGCGTCGGAACCAGTTAAACCGGAGTATGACGATAGACGGGTGGTTAAGTCGACGTTAGGGTCGGTAAAACCCGCAGATGATGTTGGGAAATCTTTAGAAGCCATTGTATTATGAAGTTATGCGTATGTTATACGCTCTGAGTACGTTTAGATTGGTACTCCTTCAGTTACCTCTGAGGCTGTGGCCCTCCCGGGTTTCCCAACAGTTTGAATAGATCGTCGCTGGAAAGATTTGGAAGGCTGTTCACAATCCCGTCGGTAGTCAAAGGAGCGTTAGCAGGTTGTGCCGTGGTACCCGTGGTCAGAACTTTGGCTTGCGTGCCTAATTGCGGAGATTGGAGCGGCGGGGCTTGCGGCTGTGGAGCCTGCTCTCCCTGCTGCGGAAGTCTCGAAGTAAACTCGCTTGCCAGTAATTCGGGCCATTTAGGTGAATCGAATATCGCGGCGTAGTCGGGATCTTGTTGAGCGTAGCTAACGTAATCGTCGAATTGCTTCCTAAGGACGCTGTCCTTGTTCTGCATATCGGGATATTGTTCGTACACTCTGTCCCTACTCTCCATCGCTTTTGAACGATGGGTTTGATGAGCTTGCGACCTATCGGATTCGATTCTGCGCTCTTTGCGATCTCTAACGCTTTGCAGCTCGAGTTCCTTGCGCATGATGTCACGCTGAAAACTCAGCGCTTCAGTCGTCTCAAGGTCTTCGGCGGCTTTCGCTACCTTCGCTTCGAGTTCTTGAATCTCACCTTGCAAGCCTGATGCTTGCTCATCGTAGCCTTGGTAAGGATCGGGCTGTGTAGCCTCGGCAACCTGCGGCTGTAAATTGTTGGACTGCACTTCCGTCTGGTAAATGATTCGGGATGCATCCGCGAATGATCCGGAGAAGCCCTCAGATCTATACAGATCTATGACTTGCTGATCCAGTTCGTTACGGGGACGAATCCGTCGTTTTGCCAGCCGATCCTCCTCGCTCTCACCTTCGACCTCGGGCTGTTGACCTTCGGCTATCGGCTCGGGCTCAAGTGGAGTTTCCACTGCTTCGGGGGCGGGTGCCTCCGATTCGGGGGCCACTTCTTGCGAAGGAGCCTCGGTTAGTCCTAATGCTTCGCGGAGGTCGTTTGTGGACGCGTCCTCGATGCTGTTGGTTACGTTATCTTGCGGGGATTCAACCACCGCTGTTTCGGTTTCCATGTACCGTAAAATACGGAACTATGGGAGCAAATGTAACCGGTTGTGAAAAAAAGTTACTTGCCCTTGGGAGAGTTATGATCCCCGGGCTTTTCCTTCTTGCCGTCTTTCATTAGCAATTCTGCCGCGCAACCTTCCAGTGCTTGACAGACCGTGGGCGAAGGACACTTGTCCACGGGGCAGTTGGCCTTAGGTAACAAGCCCTTTTTCGGGCTCTTTTTCGGGCTCTTTTTTTCGGTCATTATTTATTACGTTCTTTCCACATCTTGTGGAGGGATAACGAAATGTGGATTAGCGTCAGAACGCCACACGAGAACCCTAAGTAGGGGTTCATGTCGGTGAGCACGAAGGTGCCTCCCGTTCCTGTTACTGCGAAGAATGCGTCTTTCATTGTTTGGTTAGGTGCTTGCGGACATGATATTTGGTCCAAATTATTGGTATAAAAATATATAGAGCCGCCCCGATGCAGCATAGGATGATCGTGTGGTAGATCCCCTCTATGACTTTATCGAAGGTGCTCTTCTGTTTTTCTAGCTGCTGCTTGACTAACCCGTTCACTCCCTCTGCTGTGAGAGCCTGTACAGCTTCCTGTACGTTGGAGTTTTCCTTTGATTCCTTATAGACCTGGCCCAAGGCCGAGCCCGCTAGTCCACCCCCTACGGCTCCCGCAGGACCGCCAATACTGCCCACGCCAGCCCCGAGCCCACCGCCCAAGGTCGGGGCGAAGGTCGAGAGGCCGCAGGAGCTGAGGCTTAGTAGAAGAGTTATCAAAAGAAATCGCATCAGAAAAAAGGGGGCCGAGGGAATAAACCCAAGGCCCCCTAGATGAATGAGTTAACCTAACTCTATCAACCGAGGGCTGAAGAGAAATCGGAGTACACGCCGAGCACGTTTCCGTCGACGTACAAAGCGCCAACGGCAACGTCGGCTTTAGAGACCGTACCGCCGTCAACGTCGCTGCTTGTGGAAGTAGCGTCGGTTTCGAGGAACTCGAACTTAGAAGTTCCGGCATTCCAGCCCATGAACTTGTTCGTTCCACCACAGTCTACGAGAACTCCGGAGTCGCTTGAACCTGAGCCTCCCTTGGCGGTGAGGACCATGGCGTCTGTAACTTCCAAGTTGGTCGTTTCGAGAGCAGTGGTCGTACCTGAAACGGTGAGATCGCCGCTAAGAACCAAGTCAGTAGCGCTGAGGTTTCCGCTGAAAGAAGCGGAGTTACCGTCGGCAGCGAGAGAGCCTGCTTGGGTTTCCAAGTCGGAGATGCTGGATTGATTCGTGCTGATGTCGGACGAGTTGGTCGAGATGTTCGCCGCGTTCGTGCTGATGTCGGACGAGTTAGTCGAGATGTTAGCAGCGTTTGTGCTGATGTCGCTTGCGTTTTGTGCTTCGGCGGCGCGAGCTGTAACTGCTTCAGCATCTATGTTCGCTTGGAGCGTAGAAACTTTGCCTGCTACTGCGGTACCGATTTGTGTAAGAATATTAGCCATGATTTTTTCGTATGTATATTGGTTTTAGTTGAACGAGAACATTCACAGGATCTCATGCAGCGCTCTTTCTAACAACCGGTTGTCGAAATTGCTAAATGAGTTGACAAAACCGCTTTTAACCGCTTATATCCCCGTATGGGGAAGCCACCAATTCGCTACTTATCTCCGCGCGCTATTCGAGAAAGAATGGACGTAAGCGCTGGAACCGTACGAAGGTGGGCATCCAAGTACGGGTGGGCTCGTAAACAAATTAACGCTCGCGTCATCCGATATTCGGCCGCAGACGTGGAAAAAAGTCTGGGGGTTCTGTTCCGATGAACATACTAAGTCAAATAGGGACGGATGTTAAAAACCATGTGCAAGACCATAAGGGTAAGTTGAAAATCGTCGACACGGAGACCAATATTCTAGGAAGATCCTCGGACGACATTGGCACCATGGCACTAGCCACGGATACCGACAATATATACATCCACACCGGTTCGGGCACTTGGGTGAAGCTCGTTACCGCCGCGACGTAAACAGGCTCAGCCTTCCGATCACGTGATTTAAGTTCTCGGGCGTCAGCCTATCTACGTTAATGGAGCTTCGGTTGTAGCCGATGCTCAGACCACCTCTCTCCTCTCCTTTTATGATAAGCTGCTCGACGTAGTCGTGGGCACCGTAATATTTCAACCATTTCCAGTACATGGATCTAGTTCCTTTGACGCACTCCACGAGCACGTCCAGTTTACAGAAGACCACAGCGTACAGGGTTGTGTCACGGAATACTGCTGGTGTGGATGGAGGCTCGGATAACGGAGCCTCTATCCGGAGGATCATCCCCCGTTGAGAGCCGTTAGGAAATCTTGGTAGGCGTCGTCGTCCAGCTCCTCGCTGATTTCTTTAAGGGTATCCATCTCCACAGGCGCTTCGTGAGTGACCGCAGTGATTTCCGCTCGATTCGTGGCTACGTCCGTCTGGATTGCCGCTATGGAAACCTTGGTAGCGAATAAATCTTCTATCCTGCCGTACTCGCCCCCCGTGGAGGTTACGGTGTTCGGGCTGTCGTCCGAACCGGCGGAACTAAATATTTGGAGGTCACCCATCGTCCTCTTCGGGCTCGTAGTCCTCGGTGTCGACTAAGTGGTCGGCTTTTCCGCAACCCGAGTCGGCTACCTGAAAACCCCAACGCCCGTCGATTTCTTCCACTATGGAGTACGTTTCCGTAACTCCGAGAGGGAAACCCCACGTGCCGTCGGTTATCCCTAGCTCGTCTCGAATGTTCTTTTCGGCGTTAACCGCTTTGGATTCTGTGTCAAAAAATGCGTATTTCATTAGAATGCCCTTGTTACGGATTCGTCACCTATGTCGTAAGTGGCAGTGACGTAGTTGACGATCTTGTTGAGGTTAGCCGTGCTAAGCGCGGAGGGGAAGCGAATGTATTCATACAGGTCTCCACCGTGCCCGAAGCCGGTTGATGTCGCCGTGATAGTACCAACACCCGTTTTTTCCGCCATCTTCCAAGAACCGTTTGTGAACCACTGAACAAGGCCTTCTTCTCTGCGTAGAATCCAAAGTTGGGCCTTGTTGTTTCCGGTTGCGTTGAAAACATCCCGAATAGCAGCCTCTTGCTCCGGTTCCGTATAGGTCGGATCGGAAAATAACGTGTTCCCGCCTTGGCGGTCGTATGTCACAGAATAGTTATTAGCATAGTGCACGGGACCGGTGCCGTTATAGGGGTCACCCCCTGCGGCAGTACTGTGCCATGAAACCCCTGCGGGGACGCCTATGGCGGGGGCGCCCTTGGGTGTGGAACTCGGGCCCGTGTATCTTACTTGGCCTTCCACGTATTGTGCTGCGTATATTGGGAACTGGAGATAAGCAGTGGAGGAAATAGGTGTGTACTTCAATACTGCTATTGACGTATAATCATCCATCCCCCACGCGTGGGCAGCACTCATAACAAACGTCCCCGAAGTATAATTTCTCGCCCTTATTACGCGGTCAGTTCCATCTACTTCGTATGTAGGTTGGTTAGCAGCAGTGTTTTGGATCAAAGTAAGACCGGGATTGGCTTTGTTCGTCCACGATGCCACTTTCACCCCGGGAGTGGGGTTGTTTGCAGAATCCAAACCGTCAAAGTATCTAGCGTCTACGTGTATGGTTGGGCTAATCCCTGAACCCATATAATAGGGACTGGTGGTGTCCGCTGTAAGTATACCCCCGTCGTAGTTGATTAAATTCGATTGTGAGACCGTTGAAAACTGGAAGCCGTTTTGATCGTGGAATACCCAACGCTCACTGCCGGTACCTTGGGATGTGTCATATATGATTAGACGCATCGTGTCGGTTTCGTATAGCATGTCGCCATGTATGGCGTTGGTCGGGCGACCGGAGGATAAGCAGGTTGAAATAGCCATGGTACTTAAGTCTTAGGTTTGAAATTGGAAGTGGCGCCAGACGTTCGCGCTGTAGTCGTAGAAATGGAAGCGCATGTCGGCTTCGGTGTAGTACATATCCACTTGGCCAGCCACTTGGGCGGGAGGCGTGAGAGCTAATAAGGAGGCGTTGTCGGCAACTACATTCACCAATCCTTGGTCTATGGCGTTCGCCAAGCCGGATGCGGAATTCGTTAGAGGAGCCACGATGGCACCGGCGGGATCGAGCGTGACGCTCTCCATGCCTATTGCCGATAAGGTCGGAGTTATTGCAGATTGAATGACGTTACCATTCGTGATCTCGAAAGATACGGTAGTGACCGAAGCGGCGGGTACGTCCATATCGGGCGTCAAAGTTACCGTCGAGGTGGCGCTATCCCACGAGACGGCGCTCGCTGACGTAAATATAGCGTCGTTGTCCGTAAATGTTAAGTCCCCGTCGGCATGGTTCAAGCCGGTAAGCCCTGTGATTTTTATAGTATCAAAGGCAGGGATGTCCATGCTCGGCTGAAGTTTTATCGTAAATGCGTTCAGGAGTCCGGGCGTGTCTACGGCGGAACTGAATGCATGGCTAGTCCACGGGATCGGGGGGTCTACGTCTATGGTCTGAAAGGCCTTGCCTACGTTGCCGTCGTCGTCCGTGGCGGTTACCTTAAGTGTGTATTGGGCATTCCCACCGCCGGGTGTGATTAGCGTGACCGTGTCAAAAGCCTGAGTGTTCGTCACGGCGGAACCTGCGACGCCCACGAATTCTATGACGTTGCTTATGACTACGCCGTCGCTGTCGTAGCTAACCCCGGAACCGGCTCCGAGCTCCGAGCCCGAACCTGCTGCCGCGTCAATACCCACGTCTACGAACACATCCTCACCGGGCTTGAAAGCATTCCCCGACCCTGCAATAGGATCCATCACGGTGAATTGAGCAACTGGAGGGGCTCCTACGGGAGCACCGCCACCGCCACCGCCACCGCCACCGCCACCGCCACC